GTGTCTCCTCGGAAGTCTGTGACCCAGTCTCCGTCAGGTGCAAATAGAACGGCCTTATACTTTGGCACAGGTTGTCTCCTTTCCATACCCTCTCAACTTCTATGCTCCCATTATAGCACACTCGCTACACAATGTCAATGATTCCTTATAAATTGGATTGGCTTGTGACATAGAGGAGTCCCTGCGTTGGGGGAGGGAGGATTGGTTGGCAATGTGTTGGATTGGGAGAGGGGGATTGGTTAGGTACAGGTGCCAATCCGCTGACCCTAGCACGGATGTTCGGTAGGCCATATGTTCTACTTTCCGACCCCAGGCACAAAGCGAAGGCCCGCTAGCCATCGGCCAACGGGCCCTCAACCTCACAATCCATCCTCAGAACACCCAGAACATCTGTTCTCAGGGTTAGGAACCGTTACCGCCGGCCTTGTAGTGACCGCCATTGGCAACGGTATTTTTCAATGCCCACTGCCGGGAGTTAGCCTGCTTTGCCGTGATGGTTCCGGCAACCTTCTCCGCTTCGATCTCGGCTTTGCGGGCTAGGTCGACCTCGTTGGCATTGGCTTCGAAGATGGCATCCAAGTCCCGTCGCTCACCATTGCCGGTTGCTTCCTCACCTTCAGCCTTAGGCTTTTTGACCCTGCTGGAAATGCGGGTCGGGTTCAGTACCACGCCAACGGTTGCGCCGTTGTCACCCGTTGCCGGGGTAAAGGTATACATCACTCGCAGGACGGGCTCCCCTACCAACGCTTCGATGCCAAGGGACTCTGCCAGCGAATAGATCCCCTGCGCCAGCTTGCCGGTTACGTCGGCAATGGCGGCGCTGTTTTCCGCCTTGGTCTCCGCCTGGACTTGCACCATGAGCCGGGTATACTCCGTAACCCTTGGCCCAAAGGCCACGTTGTCCGGCGCCATGCCTTGGATCTCAGCCTTGAGGCCATCCATCAGTTTCTTGGTATCCTTGGCTCCCATGTTATTGGTTCCTTTCACTATGGGCGGGCTCAGGGTTCTGGCCCGCACTTATGCGCTTTGTTGACGGTTACATTCGGTTGTCCGGTAGGCTCACTCACACATCCTTTCTACTAGCCCATCGCCAGCTTGCTGGTATAGAGTAGCACGGCGGGATCAGAGTCCTCTTTGCCGAACTCTTGCGTTTCGGTTCGCAGCTCATACCACTTTGTCTCTTCCGGTTCATCGGGGTCAACGTCACCGCAGTCATCCCGTTCGGTATGGGCCACAAGGACTTCCAAGTCCTGGGGCAATGTGTCAAGGTACGCTTTCAATTCAGCTACGGTTGTCATGTCAAGACCTTTCTCGGAATGTTATGCGCTTGCTAACGGTAGTATTCAGTTGTGTTACCGCATCGGCACCCCCTCTATAGCTTGATCCTGAACGTTTTGAGATCCTTGCAGGCTTTGTGGTCATGGATAAACGCCGGCTTGCATATATCAATGACCAGGGTCTCTGCATCCTCAAACATGAAATGCACCTGCTTGTCGGACTTCACGTCAACGTAGACCTTGCCGTCCAGTTCATCCAATGGTCGCATCGCTACCTCACTCTCTTTGCGTTGGCTCTGTAGTGTCGAGCCGTCGCTTTTTCGACAGTGTTATTATCTCACAACCGCGGGACCATGTCAAGACTCATATGTTCTATTCTGTAAACTCGTTCAGAACGGATGTACTACGAGCCGGCGTTAGCACTTATGTTCGCAATCATGGCGATGTTAGAACATATGGCCTACCTATGTCTTTATAGCACGTTTGTTCGGATTGATAAGCTCCCCCTTCCTGCAAAAATACCAATCCTGCAAAAATACCAAAACCAGTTCCCTCGGTTCATGGCTAGGAACTCCGCTATGAACTCGATGACATCCTTCAAACAAGGCCCTCAACCTCGACGTTGGCCGCCAAAAATATTGGTACAGCCACGGTTCGCTCCCAAACAAAACCAGCGGTTGCCCGTAACCCGCCAGCCACAAAAAACGCCAAAACCGTGGAAAACTCGCTGTCGGTTCACTTGACAAAGGTGGCGCACTGTGTTATAATGGTGCCATAGAAAAGCGAAAGGCGCGCCATGCCCACGGCCAAGGAACAGGTCTTTGCCCAGCGAGGGCTTCAGGTCACTGCCTTGAAAGAACAGGAGAAGTGGCAGGTTGCCGAGCTTTGGTTCAAGGGTTACACCGTCAAGGTGCTGGCGGATACCTTCAAGCATCCTCCCAGTGTAATTCTTAAAACCATTCATGAGCTTCGGGAGGACATCCTCGAATGGCATAGGGATAGCCTCCTTGCGTTGGCGGCCGAACGAATTGAGGGATTTCGCCATATCCAACGTGAGGCTTGGGATGCCAAAGACGCCTACCCGGTACAGGCCAACCAACTTCTCAGTACCATATTGAGGGCGGAGGAAAACATCGCTCGGATCCAAGGTGTCCTCAGCGACAAGCACCAGCATATTGCGGATATTGTCCACCACGTTAAGCTGTATGATTTTACGGATAAGTTTCCCCAAATTGGTTCCACCGATCTTCCTGCAAGGGTGATGCCAGAGGCTTCGTCGCATAACAGGTTGGCGGGCAACCAGGATGTCATCGAGCTTGAGGCGGAGGAGGTTGTGGTTGTGGATGGAGAGTTTTACGAAGGTGAGGCGGTGCAGGTTCCGTTGGAGGCTTTAGACTAATGACCGTTCCAAAGAGGATTCCAAAGGTTACACCACCACCGGAGAATCCTGATATACCTTGTCCAGGTTGGGACCACACCATTCATAAGGGCTGGCCATTTAAGAAGCCGGATAAGTCATGACCACCACCGCTACTCTCCATACAACTAAGAGGCGAGGACGGGAGCTTAGAAGCGCCAATGGATGCCCTCACCATTGGCTTATTGATGTCGCCAACGAACCCACCAGCAAGGGGATATGCTGTCTCTGTGGTGCAGAGGGTGTATTTCCCAACTTCTTGCCCAGAGCAGCTTTTGGAAAGCACCTCCGATCATGACCACCGCCGTCCAACACCGCCTGGACACCAGCAGGATTCCAGCCCAGCGCAAGTTCATGGAATCCCAAGCCTCCGAGTTGCTGTACTCCGGAGCCTTTGCTGCGGGCAAATCCCGTATTGGCTGTGAAAAGGGGCTATTCCTTTGTCTCCGATACCCAGGCACCGTTGGCGTGATTATGAGGAAGACTTTCACCTCGTTGCGCTACACCACCATGGAGACATTTTTCCGTGATGTCATCCCACCCGAACTCATGGCAAGGTCCTCCTACAACAAAGTCACGAATATCCTAACCTTGCCCAACCAGAGCAGGATTTTCTTCCTTGGCATTGACGAACCTTTGAAGATAGGCGGCCTGGAGGCAGGGTGGATTTATGTCGATGAAATCGTGGAACTTAACGAAGATGACTACATCATGGTGTTAGGGAGGTGCAGGCTAACCAAGCTCGTAGGTGGCGAGGTGCTTCCATTCCGCCAGGTATTTGGCACCACGAACCCCGGCGCTCCGAGCCATTGGCTCTACCAGCGGGCATTTGTAGAAGGGAAGATTGAGATTGTCGAATCTTCCACGTTGGACAATCCATTCCTTCCACCAGATTACATCGAAGTCCTAAAAGGCTTCACAGGGCGGTACAGGGATCGCTATGTGCTAGGAAAGTGGGTTGGCTTTGAAGGTCTCGTTTATGACAACTGGGATCCAGCGACTCATTGGATAGAGCCCTTTGACATACCGGTGGACTGGCCTCGGTTTCGTACCATTGACTTTGGTTTTACAAACCCCTTTGGCTGCGGATGGTGGGCACAGGTGCCTCCAGGTAAGGAAGAGGAATACAAAGAACAAGGGTGGAAGGGCTTCTACCTCTACCGCGAGATTTATATGTCCCAAAGGACCGTAGAAGTCCATGCTAGGGACATAGTGAGGTACTCTAGAGACGACCCCGCGGTGACGGCTACGTTTTCCGACTGGGACAGTGGTGATAGGGCAATTTTGGAAAAGAACGGGGTTCCTACCGTTGCCGCAAAGAAAGACATTTCGTCAGGCATCCAGGAAGTCTACCAGGCTATAGATGATAACAGGATCCGCATTTTCAAAAACTCCTTGGTAGAGCGTGACCAAGAGTTGGTCAACGCCAAGTTGCCAACGTGTACTGTGGAAGAGTTTCCGAACTACCAGTGGGCGGAGGTTCCAACGGGGAAGAACCAAAAGGAAATCCCCCGTGACAAAGACAACCACGGAATGGACATGGTGCGGTATCTGATTTACAGCCTTGGAGGTCGAGGTTCAGTGCAGCAGGTTTACACAGAGCGGAGGGCGGCTCCAAGAGTTCCAGCACGTAGCTGGGGCCTGATGCGAGGGACAGGTGGCCGCCCGCGAAGTTGGATGAGGTTTTAGGAGGTTACTATGACAACGGGTGGTGGTGACGGACACGTAGAGTTGGCGGAGGCAACGGGCGGAACCTTCAAGCCAATCCTCCAAACTGGTCTATCCATCTGGTCTGGTACGCTGGATGAAGAATATCTTACGGTTCTGAAACCGCTGACCACTGCTATCAAGGTTTTCAAGGAGATGGCGGATGATGCCGTAATTGGAGCGATGTTAGAATCCATCAAGACGCCATTGCTTTCAACACCATTTGAGGTCAATGCCGCAGGTGCCAGTGATGAGGACAAAAAGGCTGCGGAGTTCCTCGAAACCTGCCTCTTTGAAATGCCGGAGATGTCCTGGCGAGAGCATGTTGAGGAGTCTTTGGATTTCCTTGACTTCGGTTTTGCCATCAGTGAGAAGGTGCTGG